GCCCGCTGGGCAGCCAGCGCACCCGCCCGGCGCTGCGCTCGGCGTACGCGTTGTCGTACTGGGCATCGGCCGCACCGCGCGCGAAGTCCACCGCCAGATCCCACGCATCCGGCGAGACGCCCACGCAGTAGCGAGGGCGCGAATCACCAGGCGCGAGCACGATGAACGTCGAACTCATGACGCCACCGCCGGCTCACCCAACTCGCGCTCCCAGGGACCGCGGATCTGCCCCAGGCGCCCATCCTCCGCCAGGAGCGCCGGGAGCGCCGCCACCACCTCGCCGAGCGCGTAGGTGCCGCGGTCACCGCCAGAGCCCCCCGTGTAGCGCCAGCGCGCCCCCGTCTCAGCCACGTGGAGCGTCGCCACGTAGCGAGTCCCCTCGTCGGGCGAGACCAACGCCAAGCGCCACCCAGCGCCCTCGAGCGCCACCCAGCCGCGACCCTGGTGCATCCGCCACTTCCTGCGCATCATCATTCGTCCCTTCCCTTCGGCGCAGTGTGGAAGGCGTCCATCGCCTCCCGCCACTGGTGATCCGTGATCGTACCACCAGCCACCTCGTCGGCCTTCGCCGCGAAGCGGTCCGCAGCATCGAGCGCCGCGCCGCACTCCGCCTGCGTCTCAGGCGTGCTGGGCCACGCGTACTGATGCCGATCGGCGTCGGTGCGCGCGAGGTGCTGGAGCCAGAGCCACACGCGAGCGCGCTGCGCGCCCTGGTCGGTGGCCTCGGTGGTGCTGGTGGTGCTCACGACCACCTAAGCCCCGCCGAGGCTGCGCCAGGGCGGGGCTAGGTGGGCTCACTCGGGCCTCAGCAGGAGGCCGCTCCGAACACCAGCCACTCGCTGACCTTCGCCCCACGCTTGACGCGGATGGCGAAGGCAGGGCCCCACTTGTCCATCCCGCGATCGGTGTAGTGATCGGCCACCGCTGCCGCACGCGCAGCGCGCTTCGCCGAGGACTTGGTCTTGAGGGTGCGCAAGGCAGCCTTCGTCCGCGCGCGCTCAGCCGCCTGCTCCGGGCCTCGGCGCCCCTTGAGGGCCACCAGGCGCAACTCCAGGTCGTTGCGCGCGCTGTAGACCTCGTTCTCGAGGTTCAGCTCACGTACCTCGCTCTTCTCGGCGAGGGTCCCGGTGTACCCACCGTGTCCGTGCTCCCAGCGGGCCTGGCGCACCGCCTCGTCGAACGCCGTCGCGAGGTTCGCACCCTTGATCGTCTCCTGAAAGTAGCTGGCTCCCATTTTTCTGTCTCCCTTGCTGTCAGCGACCTGCGCGCTGACGAGGATGTGTCTACCTGACGCCACGCAGGTGAGCGAGCATTATTTCGGCTCGCGTGCGTTTTTTTTCTACCCCTCCGCTGCACCCACCGCCATGGCGAGGCGCTCGATGCGGCGACAGGCGCGCTCCACCGCTACCGCTGAGCGAATCGCAGCCCAGCTCCACCCCAGATACTCTGGTGGCGGTGGCTTGCCTTGGTTGCTCTGGAGGGCTCGGCTGGGAGGCAATTCGACCACCATCGCGGTGGCACGAGACACCTCGTAACCACGCCACTCCTCCATCAGCGGCTCCAGGCTGGCGATGATCCGGTGCTCCATACGACGGAGCACCGCCCTGTCGCACCGCATCACCCGTGCGACGCGCCGCTGGGGCACCCCCTCGGGGTGCGCTGCCAGCTCCGCCCACACCACGTCCCAACTCGGATCGATCACGCCTTCCTCGCCTTCTGGGCGCGCTGATGCGCCCTGAGAAACGCCACGAGAGCGCGGTCGAGCGCACGCCAACGCGCACGCTCGGCCACCTTCCGCATCGCCTCCCGCTGCTCCACGCGGAGTAGGGTGGCGATCTGGTCGCTGTAGTCCCGCATCACACCCCCCCTTCGTTGCGCACCACGAAGCGGCAGCCGGGGTTCACCTTCTCGAGGTAGGCGACCTTCACGTTGGCGAGGAACTCGTTGGAGCAGCGCGCCATCGGCTGGGCCTTGCTCACGCTTCCGTCCTTGTTCACGCTGCGAATCACCCAGGGGCGCTCGGCGTCGCTGCGATCCTTGCGTCCGGCCTCAAGTGCACGAAAAGCGGTCGTGGTCTTCATCGTTCCTGGCTCCCTTGCTGCCAGCACCGCGCTGGCTCCCCTTGTCTACGAACTTCCCGTCGGGATGGCGAGCATTATTTTGCTCGGCATAGCATTATTCTCAGCGACCCCCAGTTCTGCTGGCGATTCGTGCGCCAGCGGCGTCGCGCTCTGCTCGGATAGCGCGCGCACGCGCCAGGACGGCCTCCTCCTGGGCTGGCGTGAGCTGTCCGGTGGCTGAGGCGGCGAGGGCGCTCCTGATGTCGGTGGGCTCGGGGCGCGTGCTGGGTGTGTTCGGCCACTCGGGGCGCCACGGGATCACCACCTCGCGATCGTTGGGGCGTGCGGGTGGGTGCTGGTAGCGGCGTCCAGCGCCGTCCACGAACTCCTCCCGCAGACCGCGAACCTGGCCATGTACCGCCAGGGAGTCCGGTGCGACGCGGTTGTCCATCATGGCGAGGATCTTCTTCTGCCCACCGGGGAGGTGCTCCTCCTGCTGATGCATCACCTCCATCGAGCTGGCGTTCTGCGCGAAGGCGATCTCGGTGCGCACCAGGCGCGCAGCCCAGTACCGATGGCGCGAGAACAGGCCCTCCGGGATGTTGGCCACCTGGGTGCGGACCACGCGTCCGCCTACCACGCGAGCCCGGAGGCTGACGTTGGGCCCCCTGGGTCCGCCGAGGCGCTGTAGCTCGTCGATCATCTCGGACTGGGAGGCGCCACGCAGGAGGCCAGCCTGGAGCACCTCCTCGACCTGGCGCGCGATGATGGCTCCGTAGCGGTCCATGGAAGTGGGGATGCGTCGGAGCAGCGCACCGCTCACCGTCCGCTCCGCGCGCGCCAGGCCCGTCACCTCGTCCAGCATCAGGGGGCGCGAGACGCCGGTGAACGCCTCCTCGAGCGCTGCCATGTGGCGCACGCTGGAGCCGTAGCTGGCGCGCACCGTGGCCATCGCGGCGTCGTGCGTGATGCCGCTCATGCGCGCCTCCGTGTAGGCCGTCACGAGCCGCACCTGGTGCCTGTAGCTCTGGAGCGACGCTCCGGTGAAGCGAGCCGATGGCCCCCCGTGTAGGCGCGCCTCGCGGCGCAGTCGCCGCTCCAGGTCGCGGTCGGCCTGGCGCAGCATCCGGACGACCTGGCGAGTGGCCACGCGCCCAGGCCCCTGGCGCATGTCGAAGCCCCGCTCGGCGCGCAGGAGGATCTCCTGGAGCACCGCCTCAGCGCGCGCGATGCGGTCGAGCAGCGGTAGGGGGGCAGCCATCGCCCAACCCTACCATCAGACCTTCGTCTTGGCCTCGACCTCGTCCTCTTCGTCCGGGTCGCCGGGGAGCTTGGCGCTGGCCTCTGTCACGCGCGTGATGGACTCCACCTCGCGCTCCATGGCGCGCTCCCCATCCGCCTCGATCGCTGCCAGCTCGGCGTCCACGTCCTCCACGCCGAACAGGTCCGCCACCGCCTTGAGGCTGGTCTTGTGGCTGAGAACAGGCTTCCCGCCGTTCGCCGACATCACGCTTGCCGCTGCCGCTTGCTTGTCGGTCCAGGTGGGAGCGAAGTAGGTGGGCCACGTGAGCGTCACCGTCTCGCCGCTGCCGAGCTTGGGGGTGCGCAGCTCCTTGGCGACGTCCCCTGGCTCCCCATCCTCCGAGGCGCTCGCCTCCAGCACAGGGCGGAGCTTCACCGACTCCGGTGGCAGCGTGCGCGCCTGCCGAAGCAGGCCCTCGAGTGTGCGTGTGATGCCTGGTCCGTACACCTCGCGCAGCTCGTCGCACCTGGCCGTCTGGGGGGCGTAGAGCAGGCGGAGGGCCGCTGCGCTCTGCGCCGCGCCGCTGATCTTCTCGGCGTCCGCGTCGATGACCTGGGAGGCGGCGAGCACACCAGCGCGCACCTGAGCCGCCGTCTCAGCGGCGGTGCGCGCGGCGTCGCCCTTGACCTCCAGGTAGTCCGCGCCACCAGGGGCGAAGATCGCGTGACCCTGGCCCTTCTTCACGACGCCAGGGTTGTTCCGCCGCTCGTCCTTGATCACCAACGTGGGATCCGCGTTGGCGAGGACGCCCTTGCTGGCGCCGCTGACGAGACGGTTGATCTCGTCCATGTTCGGGCCCTGCTCGTGGTAGTCGCACTCGCCGTCCACGCGCTCGGTGTCGCTGGTGTTCTGGATCCAAGCCACCGGACAAGCGTCGCCGGGGACCAGGGCGAAGCGGCTGGGCTCCACGCGCGAGCGCCAGTAGGGGAGGTTCGCGATCTCGGCCGGGACGGCGTCCCAGACGATGTCCTGGGTGGGGTCCCAGTACCGGACGTACCAGAACGAGCGGTCGGTGTAGGTCTTGGCGTCCTCGTCCCAGACGCGCGTCTGGTAGGAATACGCCTTCACGCACGCCAGCGGGATGAGGTCGTTGCGATCCGCCCAGGCCAAGACCTGGCAGTGCTTCGCGTTGTGCACCTCGATCACGGGCTTCCCGTTGGAGAAGCCCCAGGAGAGCACCACCGAGCCCACACTGCCGCCCTTCCGGCGAGCCTCGATCATGCGAGGCCAGAGCTTGGCGTCGCGCGCGCACGCGCGCACCCAGGCCTCTGTCTCCTCGTCGCCATCCACCGTGATCTGCGGCGTGTTCCCGCTGCCGAAGAGCATGTTCGTGAGGCGCCCCACGATGGTGCGCGCCACGGGGACGGTGGTGCTGGGGCACCGCTCCGAGAGCGGCACGTACCAGCCAGGCTTGATCGCCGCTTCCTCGCCGAGCCCGCGGAAGTAGCCGTTCCAGTCGTACTTCTTCCCGTCGTCCTGGGTGCAGCGGTAGTAAGACTCCTGGCGATCGAGGCGCTGGAGACGCGCCTGGTCCATCAGCTCGGGGAGCCGCGCGTTGGGGATCATCGGGGGCAGGGGGGACAGCGCCACGGGGGCCTCCTATCAGGGGGTCTCGCCGAACTTCGCCTTGAACTCGGCGTCGCGCTTGCGGCGATTCTCCGCCACCTCATCCCGACGACTGCGGATGTCGCGCTCGATGGCGTCCGGCTCCTCGCCAGCCTGAATCCGCTCGGCGATCCACTCGCCGGCAGCGAGCAGGAGCCGAAGGATGGTGAAAACGGTGTTCGCGGTGTCCATCAGCCGATCCTCCCGAGCACGAGTTGGAACGCTTCCCACGCTGCTTTCGCAGATGCGGCAGCCGACGCGGTGGCAGCCAGCGCCTCGGCGAGGGCTGCCTCCGTGATCTCGCCTCGGCGAAAGGCGTCAGCGGCAGCGCGCCCCAACGTCTGAGCATCGCGCACCGCTTCGAAGGCCTCCACCAGCACGTCACAGGCCTCGCGCGCCGCACGCAGCGCCTCGCGCGCCTGGGCCACCTCCTCGGGGCGGTGCGCGGCGATGATCTCGCCCTCCACCCGATCGCAGGTGCGGACGCTCAGCTCGTAGGCTGGGTCCACCACATCCGTGACGGTGTTCAGCGCCTCGTCGATGCCGTTCGCGGTGTGCTGGGCGGAGCCGCACCCAGCGAGGAGGCACAGGGCCAGGAGGGCGGCGATGGGGGTGTGTGCGTTTCGCATCGGACGAGGCTACCACGAGCCGTCGTCCAGCGCCTCAGAGCGGAGTGGGGTTGTCGCGCACGCCGTAGGTAGCGGCCGTCCCGCTGCGCGTGAGGCTGGTGGCGCCCACGAACGGAGCCCAGGTGGCTCCGGGATCGCCACCATCCACACGCCAAGCGTTCGTCCAGTCCCCACCACTGGGGATGGACTCGAGCCGGCGAGACTCCAGACACGCCTCGCTCAGCTCCCGCACCTCATCAGCGTTCAGGAGGCGCGTGACGTAGGCCGCCCCGTGAACGAAGCCACCCGTGTCGATGCCGTGCTGGTAGGCACCATCAGCCGCCGCACCGATCGACAGGTTGCCACCGGCCGTCTGGCCCGTCACCGCCGACGTGAAGAAGGCGACGTGCCGCTGCCCGTTGATCCAGAGGATCGCCGTCGTGTTTCCGAACTCGTCGTAATTGAAGACAACCACGACCACGCAGAACTTGAGCCCGACGTCCGCCCCCGAATACTCGAACGTGCGGAGCGTACCGCCGCCGTCGTACATGCTCACACCCAGGCGCGTGACCACGTCCGCCGTGAAGTTGCCCGAGTAGCGGATCCCGAATCCGCCCACCCCGTTGATGGTCCCCATGACCCAACGGTTATTGAAGCTCGTCGAGACGGTGTTCGAGCCCACACGGACCACGGCGCACACCGTGTGCTGGTTCACCGCGTTCAAGGGGTCGCTGCCGAACCTGTAGTGACGCGTCGTGGAGAGCCCGGTGATCTCCTCCACCGAGGGGCCACCCCCCGAGGGCGTCACGCCAACGATGTCGGTCCCAACTCGGCCGAGCAACTCGCCATCGGCCACCGAACCCATGGTGAGCAGCGTGCCTCCGCTGATAGTGGAGCGGAGCCCACGAACGTCGGGAGAGGCCGGTGTGCCACCGAGCTGCCCAGCGACATCCGCCTTGTTCGCCACCAACGTGCCGAGGGTGTCAAGAGCACCGCTCACGCCAGCACCGGAGACGCCTGAATCGTTGGTGACCTGGGACGCAGCGTAGTCGCCGCCGGCAGCCGCTACGGCCCCAGTGCGTCCGAACACGCTGCTCACGGAGCTGGGGATCGTACTGGGCACCCAGGCCGAGCCGTTCCAGATGAGCGCCTGTCCGTTGGTGGGTGCGGCGGCGGAGATGGCGCGACCCTGGAGGCGCTCCACCGTGTTCGCCGCCGCTGGCCCTGTGGCATCCCCACCCAGCACGGTGGCACCGCCGCCACCGATGGCGCCTGCCGCTAGGAGCAGCGACACCAGGTCGCCGTCGCGGCTCTGGAGGCTGAGCTGCCGCCGGAAGGCTGCGACGGGAGCAGCCATCGTCCCTGACGTGTAGAGCACCAGAGGGCAGCCAGTGGCCTGGAGCCCTGGCACCGAGTACTCGGCGTCCGAGATGACGCGCCCAGCCTTGAGCAGCGTGGTGCGACCGTCGCCGGTGGGAGCGAAGCAGTCCTCGAGAACCAGATAGTCGGCCATGTGGCCAGCCTATCATCGCCCGAGGGCGCGCGCCTTAGTACGCGCCGATCGCAGTCGGGAGCGCAGTTCCGCCGCGCTGCGTGCTGAACCCGCCCACGTGGTTACCCAGGTCGCTGGCGCTAGTGAGCGCCCCGGTGCCACTCACCGTCATCGCGAGACCGGTGCCAGCACCACCGCCACGCAGGACGCACCCTTGGACCGCCGGCGAGGTGACAGGGCGAGCAGCATCGGGGCTCGCGAAGCGCACACCGCCGCTCGCCCCAGCGGCAGCCACCACGGTGGTGTCGCGCACCTGGGCGGCGATGAGGCCAGCGTTGCCGAAGAAGTCCAGGTTGACGCCCCAGCCGCTATCCACCGTGATGTCGCACCCGCTCACCTTGGTGCCCACCACATCACCGCCGACCACCACGAAGAGCACGCCAGCAACGCGCGATCGGTGGATCGTGCTCCCGACGCACGAGTTGAACGACCCCTCGCCCAGCTCCACACCGATATCCACCTGGTTCGCCGCGCCGCTGTCGCCGAAGATGCAGTTCTCGATGCGGTTGCGCTGCCCGGTGGCCTGAGCGGCCGTCGCCACCGAACCGGCGCCGAGTGCGACGCTCGAGTAGGTGCGCAAGCGGCACGCGTTGAGCAACGCACCGTTATCCGTCATGCGCAGCATCGTCCAGAAGCCAGGGAAGTTGGAGACGGTCCCAGCGGACGCCTGGCAGGCGATGAGACAGCGCACCAAGCGTGCGCCGCCTGACACGTTGATGAAGCGGTTGGCGTCGCCGTCGAGCAGCGCACCACCAGGGTTCGAAGCCATCGTGATGGCCAAACGCTCCATGAGCCCAGCCACCTGGAGGGCCAGCATCTCACCCGAGGAGGGGAGCACCAGGCGTGTTCGATCGCCCTCGCCGCGAACCGCCACCGAGCCGTCCACCACGGTGGGTCCAGCCGCACCACTCGGTCGCAGCTCGTAGTCCCCTCGGAGCACGTAGACGCCACCACCCGTCACTACCGCATCGGCGAGCGCGTCGCGGTACGCGTCGCCGTCCCCGGTGTCCAGGTGCGTGCACGAGTCGCTCGTGTCGCCCGCTGGGGCGTTGCCCACCACGTAGAGCGGCGTGTGAGCATCCCCAGCCGGCCCGGACAGCGCACCGGATGCGGACAGGAGCCCCACCAGCGACCTGGTGGTGGGCGCCTGGATGTATCGAGCGAGCGCCGTGGCTGCCGGAGACCCATCCGTGAAGGCGAGCAGTGGGATGCCTTGCGCCTGGAGGTTGGGGATGTCCACCTGACCATCGTCGAGGAGCTGCCCAGCACGGAGCACCATGGGCCCGGTGGGGAGGTTGTAGACAGCGTCGTCGATCACGATGTAGCGCGCCATGGTCCCGAGCCTATCAGTGCTCGGCCCTCGCTGCCATCACCGGAAGAGAGGGTCCGCCTGTCGCGGGTCCTGCTCCCCATCACCAGCCTCGAGCCCCTCGATGTAGATGCGCGCCTCCTCGCGGGCGAACCAGCTCGCCATCAGCCTGTCGCCGGTGTGCGACTTGGGGGTGTACCCACGCATCTCGCGGATCCATGCGCGGATCTCGTCGTTGGCTGGCTCGCCCCCCTGGGTGGCAGGGATCACCCAGCGCGTCGCGCGCATCTCCACCGCCATCGTCTCCACACCGAAGTCCTCGGAGTGCTTCCCGCGCTTGCCGGTGCTGGTGGTGCTGAACGGGATCACCGGGACGCCGCGCCCCTGCGCGAACTGGGCGATGAACGCCTGGGCAGCCACGGACTCCACCACGACGGTGCTCTGGTAGCGGATGTGGTGCTGGACGATGCGCTGGACGATCTCGGGGCCCTGCCAGCGCCCCGATTCGACGTTGACCACCAGGTAGCGTCGGTCCGGCAGGATGGCGATCGTGAAGAGCACCGTGAGGTCGCTGTCCTCGTCCTGGCCCACCCCGAGGTCGACGCCGGTGTAGCAGGGGAGCAGCGGGCCTCCCCAGAAGGCCGTCGGTGCCTCGTCCAGGAAGCCACGCCCGAGCCCTTGCGCCAGGCAGGCGCGAATCCACGCCTCCTGGAATCGCGACGAGGCGTCCGAGTACGGCTTGCAGAGCCGCTTCCGCGCGAACGCGGACGGCGTCATGTTGGCTGCGTCCTCCCGCAGCTCCTCCACCGGAATCGCCTCGGGCCAGAGCGCCTCCCAGCGGTCCTCTGGCGCCTCCGGGTTCAGGACGGCGCTCCAGACCTGCATCCCCCACGCTGGCCTCGAGCCCAGCGTGTGGAGCAGGTCTTCCTCGTGCCACGGCGTCCCTATGCACCAGACGCGGAAGCGCGTCTTGTCCCCCTGCGCGCGCGACTTGCGCCCCCTGGGGCCCTTGCGCGTGAAGACCTTGGTGTCGAACCAGCTCAGCGTCTTGGCGCGCTGCTCGGGGCTGGACGTGTTCTCCATGTCCAGCACATCATCGAGCACCACCACGTCCAGGCGTGCGCCCGTGATCGCCTTGGAGCCCGCACCGTAGGCGGCGACGCTGGGATCCTTGGCGATGGTGGTGCGCGCGACGGTGCACTCGTGCGCGTTCCACTTCGCGCCCTTCTTCGGCACCAGGTGCGGGAAGACCTCGCGGACCCTGGGGTTGTGGAGGATGTGCGCCTGGACCTGCGCCAGCCGATCCATCGCCTGCCCATCGGTGGCGCAGATGATGGCGATGCGCGCGTTCGGGTTCTTCCCGAGGTGGTAGAGGATCCGTCCGACGATCTGCTGGGTCTTGCCGTGACCCACAGGCGCCATGATCACGCCGTAGCGGTTGCGGTCGAAGAACGCCTGCCACTCCTCGTGATAGTCGGCGTTCTCGATGCTGTCGCCGGACTCCTCGTCCGGCATCGCGTACTCGATGAACGCGCTGGCGCCCACCACCGCATCCGGGAAGCCAACGATCTCCTCCCCGCGCGCCTGCCGGAGGTGGAGCTGACGCAGCGCCCGCGTTCGCTCCACCAACTCGGGCGCGCTGAGCTTCTCCAGCTCGACCCAGGGTGCAACCTCCTGGAGCGTCAGGAGCGAGGTCACGCCGCTGCGATCGCCCTGGTGAAGCTCAGCGTGGCCTCAGCCGCCGAGGCAGCGTGGGCACCCCTCACCAGGAGCCACGCCTCAGGCACGACCTCGCCGGCGAGCCCCAGGTCGTGCCGCTCGGCGCACGCCACCCCGCACGCCGCACCACCCGTGTGGGTGGCGACGAGCACCTGGGCATCCAGGCGGAGGGGTATCTGGCACGAAACGCAGCGCACGGGGTTCCTGGGGAGCAACTTCATGGGCTCCCCAGGTCATAGCACGTGCGTTTCAGGCCGTCATCTCCCCTGGCGCAGTGCTACCGCCTCGACGGCTGCGATCAGCGGAGCGCACGTCTCGCAGTCCCGGTCCACCTCGCTGGTGTTGGCCACGTAGGTGCGCGCCGCACCCAGGACGGCCACCAGCTCGCGCACCCTGTTCTCCACCTGGCGCTCAGCCAGCATGGCGTGAGGCGACCCAGGCTCGAAGCTCGCGTGAGCCCGCACCAGGCGCATCACCTCCTCCACCTCGCTCACTTCACCCTCGCGGTCACGGGCAGCTTCGGCCAGAGTTCTTCGGGGATGTCGCCACCGCTCCAGACGTTGTGGCTCACGATGCGGGTGCCATCCAGCAGCTCGAACTCGAAGCGCTGCCCACCGAAGCCGAGGCCGTCCCTGGACCCGCCTGGCGCTGGCTCCTTGCCGATCGTGTAGAGGAAGCGCCTGGGGCCCCGCTCCACGATCACAGTGTTGGGACCCCTGGGCTCGAGGAAGTGGTGGCAGGTGAAGCACGACGTGCGCTTGGCGCCACCTAGCAGGTGATCGTCGTTGTATGGGCGATGGCATTCCGGGCACTCCTGGAGCATCGCCCCAGCCACCTTCGCCGACTTGGCTGGGCACCAGGCAGGCACCGATCCGTGCACGAACGCGACGCGCACCTCCGGCCTCCTGCCCAACACCGCGAGCACAGGGTGGCGGCAGAGGCGCCCCTGGCGATCGTTATCCACCGAGTGGTCGCACTCCTTGGAGCACTCCTCCCGCACGCCGCTTCCAGCGCACGGGGAGCACTGCTCTAGCGGCGCGTCGCCCAGGTTGCCCCACGGCTCCCGCTTCCCACGCCCATCGCACGCTGCGCAGACCATGATGTGCGGCGCGCTCACGAGATGCCTCCCTTGGCCAACTCGCTGAGGGTGCGGCGCAGCTCCGCGCTCTCCAGCTCCGCCTTCTTCGCCCTGGCCACCCAGGAACGCACCTGGTGCTCCAGCGCAGCGCGCTCGGCCACGAGCACCGCGTGCTCGTGCTTCGGCATCGCCCCCAGCGTGCGAGCCACACTGTTCATCCCGGAGAGGATGTCAGGGTAGTGCTCGTCGGTGACCACGGTGGCCGTCCAGACCCGATCCTCGGGGCGCTTCGCCGTCTCGTCCACCACCCCCAACGCGAGGCTCTGCCAGGGCCCCAGCATCAGCCTCGCCGTCACGTGGTGGAGCACCATCTCCGTGGCGTCCGCGTCGCGCATCAGCGCGCGCGTGGTCTGAACGCCATCGGGGTGGTCCTCCTCGGTGTTCGGCGTGAAGGTGGCGATGGTGCGGCAGGTGGGGCAACACACCGTCCCGTCGTGCGAGCGCACGCCGCTCTCGCCGCTCCAGCCGCACCCAGGGCACCCATACGTCCCGGCGCTCACGTGGACACCTCGGCCGCCCTGGACACGGCCTCCGCCATGGCCTTGTCGAAGTCCGCGTTGAACCCGACGAGGTTCCCGCCCACCGCGCGATGCAGGATCACGGACCAGATCCCGAATCGGCGTCGCGCGCTCACCGCGACCACACCCAACCCCCTCAGCGTCTTGTTCACGAGGCCACCTCGAGCGCCCCGTTAGCAAGGAGCGCCCTCACCACCTCTTCGCCGCTAACGGTGAAGTGGTGCAGCGTGTTGGGGTTGTCGATCACGCAGATGATCAGCGAGACGCCGCCGGCTCCGCACGTGCTCCCTATCGTGAGTCCTCGACCATCGGGCAGCGTCCCGTTCGCCCCATGAATCTGGAGGAACATCCTGTTGGGTGGCGCCTTGCGCACGCTCACCTGAGCCACCGCCTCGTCCAGCTTTTCTCCCATCGTCGTCTCCCTTTGCTGCCACGGAACCGCCGTGGCTCGGAACGCTCAGGTTGTACCGCTCCTGAGCTTGTCGAGCAACTCCCTGGCGATGGCCAGGCGCTCGTCCTTCGGGAGCGCGTTGATGCGCTCCGCCGTCACGTGGTTGTCCGCCGGCGAGTTGGGTACCATGCGCGCTGGGTTGCGCGGATCCTGCGCCCAGCGGCGAGCGTGTGGTGGGCAGAGATGCTTCCCTGCCGCCGGCTCGGAGGCGCACTTGGCGCAGAGCTTGGCGTCGCATGTCTTGCCAGCCTTGCGCCCCGTGAACTTCCAGTCGCAGAGCAGCGTCGCCAGCCTCCCGCACTCCGAGCACGGGGGCCGGCGACGCCCGCGCGAGCAGACGATGCCGATCGCCTTCCCGTCGTCGCTGTAGAGCGTGTCGCAGGTCACGCCCTCAACGCCTCCCTGCGCCGCGCCTCGTAGGAGGCGCGCTCACCGCCGTCCAGGGGCAGACCTGCGCGCGCGTAGTGCCTGAGCACGTGTTCCCAGGGGAAGTCGCGCGGGAGGTAGCGCAGCTCGCACGCCACCTCGTGGCAGGACATGCCGTGACGAAGCCTGGAGTCCACGTTGCCGAACCCCGAACACTCGAGCGCATCGGGCTGGAACGCCTCTGGCACCGCCAGCACGCCGAAGCGGGTCACAGTGGGATCCTCCCGTACTTGACCGCGCTCTCCATGGCCTGTCGCGCCACATCCGGAGGCAGCCGGAAGAGGCCCTGAGCGCCCTTGTACGGGATCGGCGGGATGGCCACGCGCTCGCCGAGCAGCCAGCCCACCGGCCCACACCAGAACGGGTCCTCATGCAACCGCTCCAGCTTGGTGCGCACCTCCGCCGCTCCGGGCCCAGCGGCAGCCACGATGCGCGTGGTCCCCCTGTCGTCCCGGTACCCCAGCACGCGAGCGAGGCCCACGATGCCCGTGGGGCACTCGTCAGCGGGTGGCACGGGGGGGAGCACACCAGCCGCCGGCTCCCAGCCGCCGAAGTCGTACCGGAGCCCGGAGTGGAGCGCGATGCGGCAGCCGACGACATCGGCGTGAGGTGGCCATCCCCGGTTCTCCACCGTCTTGGCCCCGCTGAGGATGAGGTGTGCCCAGGGGCGCCAGAGCGACAGCGCCTTCACCGCGTCTTCTCCGGTGCGGGTCCGGGGTCCCTGAACCCATCGAGCGCAGCGTGAGCGGCGTGCGCCCTGCCCTCGAGGAGGCGCACGCGCTCCGCCCAGCGCTTCACCTCGGCCTCCAGCTCGCGCACCCGCTGCTCAGCCCGGATCGCACGCACCAGGGCTGCCTCCAGCTCGTCCTTCGGCTTGTCGGCCTTCGCCTCGGCCGCCTCGTGCGCTGGCACCACGAGGAACGCGTAGTGAGTCGGGGAGTTGGCCTGGATGGTCTCGAGCTGGTTCCTCGCCTTGGCCTCGGTGGGGAACTCCGTGGCGTGCTCCCGCACCGTCCAGACGCCCTGGCCCCAGTACGTCCCGTCGTTCACCCGCTGGACGCAGTAGGTGGGTGGCGCCTCACGTGGCTCGTAGTGGCGATCTACCGAGAGGGGTCGGTGCACCAGGTCCAGCAGGACCACGCACCACCGCTCCCGGCTCTTCGCGATGGAGGCCTCGTAGGTGTCCGTGACCTGGTCGTAGCTGAGGATCTCCGCGCGCTCGCCGGCGAGGAACGTGGTGCCAGACGGTGGCCTGCGGAGGGTGTGGACGCTCCCCACCGCGAGCGTGGGGGGGTCTGCGATCACGGAGAGCACGTGATCGCGCGGCACACGCACCGAGAGGCCGTTGGTCAGGAGCACCAACACCTCCGCGTCGTCATCCTGGGGCGAGCCGTCCACGAGCCCAGGCCCGTGCACGCCTGACGGGTGAGTCCGCACGAAGACCTCTGTACCGTTCCTGAGTCGCTTTTCCGTCGTCATCAATCCGCCTCGGTGTTCCACGATACCACGCTGCT